TTGTGCAGGAACAAGCCAAGCTGCGTGGCCATAAAGACTGTGACAGGGTGGAGTACGAGTGGGGCGAGTTGGCTGTGACGCTGGTCTGTTATGTTGGGGGATGAGCCGGAGCAGCGTGGTTCGCGGGAAATTGGCACTGGCTGGCAGTTGGAGCCGGAATAGCCTGCCACTTTCACTCTGGCCCATGTTTACACACCGGAGGGGCTGGACATTTCTGCGGTGATGAAACTGGACTTGATCGATGAGATTGAGCAGTGGGCAGCGGACAAATTTGAGCAAAACTGGGAAGAGGAGCGGGCTTCGGCGGCGTTTGACCGCTGGATGGATCGTCAAAGCGAAAGGGGCTGGCCATGAGCGCATACCAAGAGTTGCTGGATTATTTGGAACCCGGCGAGGTGGTCGAGGCGATTGTCTTCGGTGCCTTTGGCTGGGGGTCGTGGGACGATGATGACGATGAGAGCGATCCTCGGTCCTTGGGCTACGGTGAGGATCGTATCGACAAGATCATCCCGTTCGACAAGCGCGGCAAGTTGCTGACGCTGGAAGAGGCCCGCCCGCACATGCAGTGCTGGTCCTTTGACGGCGGTTTTGGTGCCCCGGAGTGTTATGCCACCTACGTCTGGACCAACCAGCGTGTGATTTGGGTGACGCAATACGATGGCTCCACGGGCCTTGATTCGATGCCCCGCAACCCTGTTGCGTGTGTGCCCAGCATGCCGGGAGGTTGAGATGTTGGACTACAGAAGTTGGGGTGAAACCCAGAACTGCCACGGCTGCCGATATTGGAGTGAGATGATCGCGCACTCTGAGGGCTCGGTGATGAAGGCCATGTGCCTTGGCCCGGGGTCCACGAACTATGCCAAATACACCGCCAAGCACCAAACCTGCGACAAATGGCAGGAAGGATCGCTGGGCGCTGTTGATTCACCGGAAGGAGACCCGTATGCCGTGCTATGACCACAGAAACAGCCCTGACTACGTGCGCGGGGAGGTGCAGGCCGAGATGCAGGGGAAGGTGGACCAGTTGGCCCGCTGGCTGTGCTCGGTCCTCGGTTCGATAGAAGCGATCCAAGGCCACCCGGTGAAGTTGAAGGACCCCGAGTTGCAGGATTGGTGGGACACGCACAAGGCGTGGGACAACGCGATGAAGGAAGCGAAGAAATGAACGAGATCAGCAAAGAAGAGTATGACCGCCTGAAGGTCGAAGCCAAGGAACTGACTGACGAGGTCATGAAGGTATTCATGTCTCGCAGTTGGGACAAACGCGCCAGTGTGATGGCCATGAGCAAGATCGCTGCGGGCATGGCCCGTGGTGCGCGAATGGACATGCACCGTGCGATCCACCTGTTCATGACGTTCTACAAGGACGCTGATGAGCATTTCAACCGGGCAGAGCACAAGTGAGTCCTGATCCAGAGAGCCACGAGTACGACCCCCGATTATTTTTCAATCCACCAAGGAGAAATCAAGTGAAGACAACTGACGACAACGGGCACGATGTGCTGCGAATCACCATGGAGCAGCAAGGCTGCCACATCGAAGTAGTGGTGCCTGAAGTGGCGCTGCCCCCAATCCTGCAGATGAAGGAATACATGGAAAACACCGGGGCGCACATGTACGCCCGCCTGTACCACATGATGCAGCAAGCAAAGGCCGAAGATGGAGCCGGACATCAAGATGCTCCTTGATGCGTGGCGCAAGGTCCTTGTCGAGAACGACAGGCTCATGCGTGAGAACCAGCATCTCAAGATGCTGGTCGATTCTGTTCGATTGGCCTCGGAGCCGACAGGCTTTCGTCCCCGAGGCCGCAAAGTCAAAGGAGACCGATGTGAAGACTGAGGAAGACGAAGCATTTGAGGAACTCGAGCGCAAACAAGCCGAGGGCTGGCGCAAGCGCCAGATCGCTGACAAGGCTGAAGTGGCTACCTGCCCGCAGTGCGAACGCTTCAAGGAAGGCGCGGCCAACTGGCGCAGGAAGGCCTACGAGTTGAATGGCACACCGCTGCCCTCTGAGCCAACTGATGGTAAATACCGCGCAGGTTGGAATGCTGCGTTGGAGATGGCAGCGTTCCAACTGCAGCACGAATTCAGGCAGGCGTTTGGCGAGGACACCTTGGCCAGCATCGCTGTCTACATCAAGGGGATGAAGGAATGACCAAAGAAGAACTACTGTCCCTGCTGCGCGTATGCGGAGCGGACCCGTCTGCCATCGATGCTGTGGAGTTGGCCTTTGAGGCTGGCAGGCAGCAAGGCATCAAACAAGAACGCGCCCTGTGGGAACTGGCCAAGATTGGGCAGGAGATCGAGAAGAGGGAAAACGATGCCAATCGATCTACTGACGTTTGAAAACGAATTCAACCAACTCAAGCGGCTGGTGGAGGACTTGGCCATCGCTCAGATTGCGGTGACCGATGAGAACCAAGTCGTGGTCCGTGGCGCACATGGCAGGGTCGTCTACATGGGCGACAAGATTGCTTGTGAGCGCATCGCTCTCAATCGAGCGAGAGAACTTAACGATGAACTGCGCACGTTGAAGGAAGACTATCCTGCCGTGGGCAAGATGCTGGAGGAAGAAAAATGAAGTGGAAGAACTGGAAATTCAACGAGTGGGTGTTGGAGGCACCTGACGGCGAAGTGATGGACACCATCACCCGCGACATGTTCAGCGAACTGTTCTTGGTGGCCAGCATCAAGAAACGCTACACCTCCCTCGAAGCCGCGCAGAAGGCCGCGATGAAGGCACGTGAGATCAAGGGAGACGATGATGACCGCTGAAGAATTGCGCAAGTTTGTGGATCAACTGGGGGTACCTCGTGGACAACTATCGGAGTACCTCGGTGTGGACTACCGCACCATGTCGCGTTGGCTCAGTGGCCAGACCCCAGTACCTCGGATGCTGGAACTACTGGTCAAGGCCAAGGCCGTGAAAGTGAAGCAAGTATCGGAAGTGGTGGTACGCAAAAAAATCGCTTGACACCATGCGTAATTGGTGTAGGATACGTGTACGCAAGAAAGGAGAATGCGATGAACACACAGCCCAGCAAATTTAACAAGTGGATGTATCTCTTGGCAGTTGTTGCCTTGATCGTCATCTACCTTGATGTGATGGTATGGAGGCCCGGATGAAAGACCCGCTCAAACTCGATGACATCGAACATGTCACCAAGGCTTACAACTTGGTTGCTGCCCTGCACACCGAGGCGCTGCTCGAGAACGCCCGACTGCAGCGACAGTTGGACCGCATCGCCAGCAAGTGGTATCTGGCACTGGCCTACCACATCAAACGCAAACTCGGACTGATCAAGGATTCTGACTTGTGAGGAAAAGAAGCAAGTATCGCCCCAAGGGAGTGATCCTTGATCCGATCAACCATGTCCTGAGTGGCATCAAGCGGGTTGGATCAATCAGCGCGGGCACCGACCTGATGATCAAGAATCACAGCAGTCTGGATGCCGTGCGCCGGGGAGAGGCCACAAGGGACGATATTGATGTCCTGATCGCTGCGCTGAACATGACCGAGGCCTTGGCCTTGATGCGCATCGGTGAGGACTGGAAGGTTGAGATTCGGGCCGCGCAAGACGCTCTGTTCGCCGTGGGAAGCAGAGGAGCGGAAACTGGCAAGTTTATTTTGCGCGGACCCGAACTCACCTCATTGAATCTTGGGATGGAGATTCATGATGCTCAGTTGGAAGTCTGTACTGTAGCAGAACTGGAACGGGCGATTGAAATGGTCCACAAGACCATTGTCTCCAACAAGGCAAGACCGATTGTTTCAAGAAAGGAGAACGCATGAAACGCCTGACTGAAGAAGAACTCAAACGCTGGTGGCCGTTTGATCGCTTGGACCCCAAGCGCTTTCCATTGCCAACCAAACAACCCGCTTATCCAACTGACGCACAGGACGCACCACTATGAGACCGATTGCAACCAAAACGCTGAAGATGATTCAGTACTTCAAAGACCATCCCGATGCGGAGGTCAAGAAAGTCGCCGCCAAATTCAAAACGGCGCTGCCCAAAACCTACGCCATCCGCAAACGCGCACGGGAAGAGTCATGGCAGCCGCCTGAACTCTTGCCCATGCCGGAGGTCAAGGAGACGCCCATCACCATGGTGGACGAGGTCCTCGATCAGCGGGCCTTGGACTACGGCGCTTTCAAAGACGGCGCTGCACTCATGCAGGGCATGAAACGCCTGCTGGCTGACCATGCTCAGAAGCACAGTAAGACCTTTGCTGATGACCAGTGGGAAGCGCTGGAGATGATCGTGCACAAGATTGGCCGCATCGTGAATGGCAACCCTGACAAGGTGGATCACTGGACCGACATCGCTGGCTACGCCAAGTTGGTGGCGGATCGTTTGGAAGGGAGAGTGCGATGAGCAACCTTCTTGCTCACGCCCGTGCTGAATTCCAAGCAGCAAAGTGGATGGATGCCAAAGGCAACTACATCGATGAGATGCAGGCAGCGATCTGCGAGCATGTGCTTGAACTCTTGCGCGTGTTTTCGGATGAAGGGCACAGTGGCACCACCGCGCCCTACACCGTCAACATGTTCAAGAAGTTGGCCATGTTCGAGCCGCTCGTTCCATTGACGGGGGAAGACTGGGAATGGAATGAAGTAGGGGCCGGGACGTTCCAGAACAAACGCTGCAGCCGGGTATTTAAACAGGCAGACCGATTCGATGGTCAGGCCTATGACATCGAAGGCAAGGTGTTTCGTGAGCCCAACGGCAGTTGCTACACCAGCGCAGACAGCCGTGTGCCCGTGACATTCCCCTACACCCCCAAGACAGAATACGTTGACGTTACAGGAGAAGAAGCATGAAAGATTTTTTGCCAATTGGGCTGTTCGTTTGGATCATCGCCTCTTGGATCACGCACATCGTGGTCTGCCTCAAGACCGCCTCGTGGGGCTTCCTGATTGCAGGAGCCATCGTGTTTCCCATCGCGTGGATTCACGGCACGGGCATCTGGTTCGGGTGGTTCTGATGAAGCCTGAGCCGATCAAGGTTGCAGCAGCGGACGCGCAGAAGGCCCTTCTGGCCTACCTGCGCATGTCCAACTACGTGCCCCAGCGGACCAGTGAGATTGCCAAGGCGCTGAACATCCATTCGTCCTGCATCCGCAGGGCGGGGTTGTTTCTGGCAAGCCATGGAAAGATCAGGGCTGATCTGGTGCCGGGGCGCGGCAAGGGCGAATACATGTTCACCCTTGAGCAGTTGGACCTCTTTGAAGACCACAAGGAAGCGCCCAAGCAGTCGATCTGGCAGCGTCTCAAGGGGTTGTTCAAGTGAGCCCACTCATCCGTGAATATGTTGGCTATGTGCCGTTCAACCCAGTCGAATACGTCTGGATTGATTTTGCAAGTGGACCGATGCCCACGGATGAGAGCGCCAAGGCTCTCAGTGAGAAGTTGCGGGCGTTTCCGTATGGCTTGAAAAACACCGTGGTCAACGATTGGCCACTTCCATTTGAAAAAACCTGCTTGTTGTTGCCTGTCACCACCCGGGGTTCTACCCAGCGCCAAGGAGTGATGATTGTTACGTTGGAGAGGCAAAACGGCAGGATGATATTTCAGTTGTGGACCAACGCCGAAAAAGATCGCGGCAGCATCTTGATTACCACCACGGACACGTTTGATAGCGAATCCGTGCATGCTCGGGTATCAAACCGATACGCTGACAAGATGAAGAAATCTTTGGCGGAGTGCGCGAGCCACGGGCGACAAGTCTTGACAGTGGCTTTGCGCCGGATTGTTGCTTTGGCATTGCTAGGTGACTCTGATGCCGTGGCAGCCAAGCCTTCTTTCAAGGGCAGCGAATTCCTCAACAAGAAGCGCATCAAAAAGGGCAAGCGCCCCTTCTTTGAGTGGACCACCATCGAAGTCAAGCCCGTAGCGCCGTCAGAACCCCAAGGGGGCACACACGCCAGCCCTAAGCCGCACATGCGGCGCGGTCATGTGCGCAGGTTGAAGAGTGGGAAGATCGTGACGATCAAAAGCATGATCATCAACAAACACAAAATGCCCGAAGAAGGCTTCGTGTTCCATGACTACGTCATGGGGGCCCCGGCTTAACGGGAATTCAACCATGCGTCAAGTTGCTCGTGCGCCCACTTGCGCATGGTGTCCGAATCCACCGCAGTGCTGCTGGCCAGCAACTCAAAGCGGTTCAGACAGACGGTAGCCTTGACCACTTCGATATTTGGATTCCACTGATGCGGGTCCATCGGATGGGACCACTGCACCTGCGACAGAGGTGCCACGCTGAACACAACGCCAGTCTTCATTTTGCCTCTCCCCATGATGGTCCGACTTCCACATCGCAGCGGCTAGGGACCTCCAAGCGCACTGCCTCGGCCATGATCTGGGCAGCGTCCCGGGCCTGCTCGCGGCTGGTGACCGAGAGCGCCACCTCATCGTGAACCTGAAGGATAGGCGTGAAGCCGTTCTTTGCCAAGGCCACCATGGCCGCCTTTGTCTGGTCTGCCGCAGAACCCTGAATCAGGCGGTTCAGGCCCTTGTAGGTGCCCGCCCGCTTGATCCGTTGGCCGTACTCCATGACGGCTTGCTCGCGGGGCAGCGCCTTGTTCACGCCCCACTCCATCGGTTCCCACAGCGGGAAGCGGCATTTCCTGCCCAACAGGGTCCTGATCGCGCCCCCGGCAGCCGGATGCTCAATCCGCTTCATCACGGCGTTCACGGTGCCCTTGAGGAACGGCACGTTGCGGTGGAAGTTGTCGATCAGTTCTGAGGCCTCATCCAGACTCAAATCCAACTGCCCAGCGAGTTTATTTTTGCCCATCCCATACATGAGCCCCAACCCAATCGTTTTGGCCGCCTTGCGCTTGATCTGGGCCATGTCGGCGACCATCTGGTGGAAGTCGGTGTTGGGGTCCCCACGGTAGGCATCGACCATCACATCCGCCCCGGGCAGACCGAGCAGGCTCGCATAGTGCACCAAGAGGCGCGGTTCCTGCGAACTGAAGTCGTTCGATGCCCACAGCTGGCCTTCTTCAGGCAGGAATAGGCCCCGCACCATCGGGCCGATGATCTCGTGGCGGGCAGGCACCTGCTGCAGGTTGGGGTTGGCCATGGACAGCCGTCCGGTGACCGTGCCACCATCGTCCGAGCGCATCTGGTTCACGTGCGGGTGGATGCGGCCCGTCTTGGCGCTGAAGTCCATGTAAGGCTGCAGAAAGGTGCTGTGGGTCTTGTTGACCTCGCGGGCCTCCACAATCATCTTGGCCAGCGGGTGCTCGCACGAATCGAGGAAGCCCTTGGTGAAACTGGGCAGGCCGTTCTCGGTCTTGCTGTAGGGGATGCCGAGGCGGTCAAAGGCCGTGGCAATCGACTGGGCGGCCCAGACATCGATCTTCACACCTGCCTGCTCCTTCATCTCCTTGAGCAGCGTCTGCTCGCGCACACGCATCTGGTCGATCAGCATGCCGCACTTGGAGCGGTCAAAGCGGATGCCCCGGCGGGTCATCTCAAAGAGCACAGGGAAGACATCGGTCTCGAGGTTGAAGATGGACTCCACCTCGTCCTGACGCATTTTGATCTTGAAGGCCTGCCAGAGTTTGAGGGTCAGCGCGGCATCCTGCTCGGCGTAGTCCCCGACATACATCGCCGGGAGTTTCCAGAGTTCCTTTTTAGGATGGACACCGAAATCGGCTGCGGCCTGCTTGAGACCCTGCTCACTCTTGACTTCTTGAAGGTAGTCGAACCCAAGTGCGTTGAGCGAATAACTGAAGCGATTTTCGTCAAGCAGTGGGGCGGCGAGCATGGTGTCGAGGATTCGTCCGTTGACGGTGAATCCTGATGCTGTGAGCCATCCGAGGTCGTAGGCGGCGTTGTGCATGACCTTGTCGCAAGGGAGGGCCAGTACATCTTTGACCCATCGCTCCACGAGCCGTTTGTCAAGGTTTCCTCCTCCAGCGTGTGCCACGGGGAAATAGCCTGCCCATCCTTCGACAGCCACAGCATACCCAACGATGTAACCATCATTGCGTGGCCATCCGGGCCCGAAGGATTCCATATTTGGATCGCAGGTTTCGAGGTCAATTGCAATCTCCTTGGCTGTTGATAAGTTGGGGAAAGACTGTGGAGGAACCCACTCGGTCTGTGTCGGGAAAAGGGGAAGCGTTCTCACAGTCGGAATCCTTTTTCGGTGTGCTTGGGCAGCACGAGATGCAGTGCCTTCTTGGCGCGGGTCACGCCCACGTAAAACAGGCGATGGACGTTGTCGCCGTTGACGGCGTATTCTTTGGCGAATTTGGGGCTGAGGTCCATGAGCAGCAGGACGTTGTCGGCTTCCCCGCCCTTGGCTCCGTGGATGGTGGACAACTTGATGCGGTTCGCGCTGGACAACTTGGTCTTCCTGCGCAGCACGGCGATCAGATAGTCGCGCTTGTCCTCGGGGATGCGGGTGAGGGCCTCGTGCCAGATTGGCTGTCCCAACAAGCCGTGGTCCTTGGTCAGTGCTTCAAGGCTGTAGAAGCGCTGCGGGTCCCCGCCCTTGAAGGTCCGGTGGCCGCGGGCCACGAGGTCTGCTGACAGGTACTTGTAGATATCATGCACGACATCCCCTCGCACCTGCTCGCCCTTGCGCAATTGCTCCCAGTAGTGGACCGCCTCAACCCTCTTCGGGCTGATGCTGGGCACCCCGCCGCGCGCGAAGATCAGGCCGCTGGCATTGAGCCATTCATGGATGTGGAGGAGCATGCAGTTGGTGGCACCCTTGAGAAGCCATTGCTCCTCGGTGGTGTCAACGGCCTCGATTCCATAGTCGGTATTGACCTTCCCCTCGAAGTCTCACGCCATCCCTTCCTTTCCGCGC